AGCATGACCATCGTTTTGGTAAACTCAAGCAAATGCTCTTTTGAGATACCGAGCTGACCGGCGGCTTCGGCAACAGCCGCAATATCCTCTGCGGAGGATGCAGTCTCGGTTGCCATCTTCTGAATGCCTGCAGCCAGTTCTTCATACTCCTGCTCCGTAGCATCCGTTGTCTTTTTGACACCGGCAAAAGCGGATTCCCAGTCGGTAGCAGCTTTAACACCGGCAACACCGACAGCCGTAGCCGCCGCAGAAATCGGAGCGAGAGACTTGCCCACACCGGTGATGGCATTGCCGACACCTTGGAGTTTCGTACCTGTTGCGGCAATCTTCTCCAAAGCAACAGCCGACTTGGATGCCTGGGCTTCCAAGTCTTTCAGTTTGGCTTCCGTTTCGGCGATCTCTCTTTGCAGGGCATCATACTGCGCCTGGGAGATCTCGCCCCTCTGGAGGGCTTCGTTGGCTTGTTCTGCCGCCGTCTTGAGGGTTGCAAGTTTCTCTTTGGTTTCTGCAATGGCGTCCTTTAACAGCTTCTGCTTTTGGGTCAGCAGTTCCGTATTACCAGGGTCGAGCTTGAGGAGTTTCTCCACATCCTTCAGAGCCGCCTGCGTGTTTCTGATTTCACTGTTGACGCCTTTTAGGGCAGTCTGTAGTTTCGTGGTATCGCCGCCGATCTCGACAGTAATACCTTTTATTCGGCTTCCGGCCATTGGTTACTCCCCCTCTCTTACTCAAAATTGATCGAACTGCTCCTGACCTGCGACCACATCAAAGGTTTCCGAGTCCCTTTGGCTCTCAGTCACCATATCTGTGATCATTCCGATGGTGAGCAGGTCGAGATCTCTGATAGAAATCCCTAACTGCACACATCGGAGCATAAAGAGCGGGGTGGTCATTTCCCGCTCAGTTTTTGGAAGTTTTTTTTAGACTTGACCTCGGATTCGATATTCAGTCCCCACAGTTCAATGATCTGCGGAAGCACCTGATAGATACTGAAGGTGTTGAAGTCCTCCAGCCACTCTTCCGGGGTGTCCGGGATGGTCGGGTCAGCATGACGAGCCATCATATAGGCAATATTCTCAAAGAGTTCCAGTGAGAAGGTATCCAGCATTGAACCGTCTTCGGAACTGGTGTCCACCGCTTTTTCAAGCTGTGCCAGGTCTTTATAAATGTCCCTGCGGAACTTAATTCTGTAGAGACGGGGAATGGCGGCAGAGGCTCTGAAAAGAACCTCTTTGCCGTCGATTTCAATTTTCTTTGTGAGTGCCATAATGCTTGCCCTCCTTATTCAGCCACGACCGTCACATCAACGGTCGCAGTATTACCGGTCGTTCTGCCGCTGTCGGTCAGTGTAACGACATAATCCGCTTCACGGGTCTGGTCGGTAGTCGTGACCGTCAGGGTCGAACCGGAAACAACAGCCTGCACCATACCGGTCGTTTCACCTTCAATAGTAACTGCTGCCGTTACCGTACCGAGTGCACCGGAGATGGTTGCCGTTTCACTGTCTTCCAACCCGAGGATCATAGTCGTGGGTGAAACTCCGAAATTCGCATTCTGCGGCAGATACACACTGGTATACCAGTTGTTGTACGCAGTTGCGTTTGTAGTATCGGATGTTCTCGCCTTGACATAGCCGCCTTCCAGAGGAGATGCCTTGATGGTCAGGGTTTCGGTCTTGACTTCGATCTCTTCCTCATTGGTAGCGGATTCGATGGTCGGACGGGAAGCCGTGCAGTTGTACATGACATGGCGGATCTTCTTCTGGTCTCCGTCAAACTCGAACAGCAGCGCAAAGGCAGCGGTTTCCACCGTAGCATCCTCAATCAGGACGGAGTTGCTGTCCATGGTTTCCTTCAGTACATCGGTACGGAAAGAATCCGGAAGCAGAGCGATTTCAAGGTCGCCTTCATAGCCCTGATTGTTGCTCACGGTGTAATACGCATAGCCATCTGCGTAGAAGATGGACGGTTCTCCGTTGGCTTCCAGGGAAAGGGATACCGCGCCGGGGATATGCACCGGCGTTCCGAACACAGGAGCCCCCTGTGCGTTAAAGGTGAGAAGCGCATAATGGACGTTTCTCAGGTTATACTTCACTTTGTTTTTGGGCATTTTCTTTTACCTCCACTTGAAATGAATAAAGGACCTCATAAAGCTTTTCGGAGTCGATCCAGACTTCCGATTTGTTGTAGAAGATACCGGCTTCATCCAGCACATTCTCAACCTCAAGCTCCGTTTCCGGGTCCTTGTAGTCGGTATACAGTTCAATGTGAACTGCGTTGATTTTCTTATATACCTTGCCGTCTGCGGAGAAGTTGTTGCTCCCCGGACAAAGGTAGCAAATGAAAGGCGGGTCAGGTGACTCACCTTCCGCAAAATGGTCATAGGCATAAGGAATGCCCACGGCTTTTAATAATTCAACGATTGTTTCCATAGGCTTATCCTTCCAGTGCCTTTTCGATATCTTTCAAAAGCTTATCCTCTGCTGCTTCCTCGGCGGGTGCGATATGTGGAATGGCTCTTACTCTTCCACCGCCTCGTTTGGCATGACCATGCTCCAGAAGATGAGCCAATTGATATCGGTTTGAGGAATACACCGTTACCTGTATGGCATTGGCGTTTTCCGATGTAGTTTTGCTCTTCCAGCTCTTGGCATACTTGCCGGTTCTCACCGGAGCATTTGCGGAGACTTCTTCTTTACAGAACTTCCCTGCGTCCTTCACTGCCCGCTTCATATCATCCGTTGCCAGCTCAGCGTATTCTTCCAAGCCTTTCATGACGGCATCGGCAAGCCCGTCAACAGTTACTCTATCCATGCCTACCGCCTTTCTTTCATGCACATAATCTTCAGACTTTTCTTTTTGAAGTTCATGTGATCAATGCCGGTGATATTGTAAAGATCACCTCGAAATGAAATGCGGTATTCGGTGGAAGTGAGAGAAACAAGCGCCTGACACCAACGGACGGTAAAGGCAATCTTCCCCTTCTCCACCCGCTGACCGGCTGTCTCCGCTTCGGAACTGACTGAACTTTCCTCTCCGCTGACCGTTGCATGGCAGGTATAGTAATCCGTCCAGACTTCCCTATGGTTTCCGATGGCATCCACAGTCGGCACGTTCTTCTGAATCGTGATTTTTTCATTCATAGCTCCAATGTCCATCAGAACGCCGCCTTTCTCATTCCTTCGAGAATCGCACGAAGGTCAAGGGCGAGTTTCTTATGGTCAGCTTCCTCACGGTGTTCGTAGCAATATGCCACGGCATACATCAGAGCCAGGAGTGTTTTCTTATCCGTGGAATCGGTGTATTCCTGAACGGTCACACGGGTAACATCGGCACAAAGGGAAAGTGACGATTCAATCAGACTGCCAATCAATATGTCATCATCGTTATGATCTACCCGAAGGTAGGTTTTAGCTTCTGCCAATGTAATGGTCATGGGTTCCTCCAAAAGAAGGACGGCACCAACCCGTAAGCTGATGCCGCCGTATTCTTTATTCCTTCAAAATGCCTGCAGAACGGAGTCTGACAAGCAGATAGTTATTGAGAAAGGCATTGATGCCCGCCACATCGGTTGCTGCACAGTCCTCAAGGTCGTCCACGGCGAGAACTCCGCCCGCCACAGTCTTGGTGGCTTCGGCAACAGAAATTGTGCCGGAGTTGACGTTCAGACCGTCACCGACCTTCACGATGCCTTTCTGGGATTTGGTAGCGGTCTTCACTTCAGTGAAAGAACCGCCCTCAACTTCGCAGCCTTCCTCAAAGACAACTTTGCCGCCGAAATGGGTGGTATCTCCACCCTGCTCGGTATAATTCTTTACGTTATAGCTCATAACTTATTCCTCCATAAATTTTAGGGACAGCCACCGATTAAAGCGACTGCCCCGTTATTCTGTTTTCCCGCGATTAGGTGGTCTTCTGCTGAAGCACCTTGATGGCTTCAGGAAGAATGAGTCTGCCGTCCAGACGCTTGGATACCAGGAAGCCGACCTGACCGTTACCGGCATAAAGCTCGTTGAGACGCTTGATGCTGATACCCTGACGATCTCCGATCCAGTAGTAATAGAAGTCACCGAAAGCGATGGTCTTTGCACCGGCTTCGATTTCAGGAGCGAAGGCAGAGGTGAAGTAGCGCTTACCGAGAATGGTATCCACTTCCCCGTCCTTGATGGCAGGCTGCCACAGATAGTTTCCGGTGCCGTCCTTCAGCTTGCGGATCGCCTTGATGGTGGAGTCGTTGAGAATCCAGATGGCGTTCTTACGGTAAGGAGACTTGAGGCTGTAGAACAGGTCAATCAGCTCATCTGCAGAGATGGCAGTGGCATTGGCGGTAGTAACACCGACCTGTGCGCCGCCGGTTCCGTTGAGAATGCCGGTAGGCTTGTGAGTGCCGTTACCGTTGAGGAAAGCATCCTCTTCCTTGGCACCGATTCTGCGGGCAAACTCGCCATGGATATAGCTTTCAAGGTCGAAAGCGGAATCCTGCAGAAGTTCCTCGGATACCTTGATGAGAGAACCCACCTTGTGGGCATCCAGGTTCACCTGACCGAAAACCTCATCGGATTCGGTATAGGCATCTTCCTCTTCCATCCAGGAAGCCGTACCGTGAGAAGCCACGACCGGAATCTTGTGAAGTCCGTTGGAAGTGGTGATGACATGGGCATGAGCACGGATGACATTTTCCTCTTCCAGACCTTTGATGAGCTGACGCTCGAATTCGTCCGGAACAAGATAGCCACCTTCGCTGTCGGTGCCTTCGGTGAGAGAGTTTCTCAGTTCGGGAGAGATACCCCTCATACGGAGCTGATTCCAGAATGCCTTCTTATAGGTATCGGAAGCTCTGCCGGTCTTTTCATCCTGCTTCTGATTGTCGGGCTTGGAAGTGAGGGGCTTGCTGGTCGCATTCTGCATCTCACGCTCCATAGCGTCGAGTCTTTCCTGACGGTCGATTTCATGACCGAGGTCTACGATTTCCTGCTCCATACGCTCGTAGGTCTGGGTATCTTCTGCGGACAGAAGACCCTTTTCGTTGCGATGGGAATCCAGGAATGCCTTTGCCTGTTCCCAGGTCTTTGCACGGTTCGTGCGCAATTCATTAATCTTACTCATAGTGAAATTCCTCCATTATTTTAAAAGTTCGAGTCTCTTTTCGAGCTCGGTAATAGGTGTGCCGGTTTCCTCCGGCTGGGGTTCGGTTTTGGGTTCTTCGACAGGCTCCTGCTCCTCCGCTTTTTCTGCGGATTTGCATTTGGCTGTCAGTTTGTTCAGAAGAGCCATTTCGGTCTTTCTGCCTGAGAAGCTGAAAGAGGCATCACTGCACTTCTTCTTTTTCTCATCGGTCAGGACATCG